ACACTAATTTCATTAGATATAATTAATGAAGTATCTGAAACAGAATAGTTCTGTAATTCAAATGTTGTGGAATCAATATTTTGTATGTTAACTATTTCCGCCATTGGTTGATAAAGATGATATTACAGATGATATATTATTTGATTGTTGATTTGACAATTCTAAAACTTGTTGTTGTAATTCGTTATTTTCTTCTCGTAGTTGGTTTACTTCTTCAGTTAAAGTTTCTATTAAAGGATCAATTATTTCATTTCCAATATATTCTTTACTTGTTCTAATTAAATATTCATGTGAATTTATTTCTCCTAATTTTGGAATATCAAAAAATAAATTTTGATATTGATTAAAAAATTTATTAATTTGGGTTTCAGTAGAAGGAGTAGAAGCAGCTATACTTCTAATACTAGGTGTAAAAACCAACTGACTAAACTGTGTATCAATTACTTTTGTATATTGATTTTTATTATATACTGTTTTACTTAAATTAACTGTTTCTTTAGCCATTGATTACTTTAAATAAATAATTATTATTTAATATTTTTGTAGTTCCTTCTATAGTAGTTTGTACTAATATAGTATAATATCTTTCAGGCTCCAACCCATCCATGTAAATATCAAAATAATTACTATCTGAATCTGCACTTATTTTAGTATAAGTTGTATCAAAATCTATTACATACTCATTTGTATCTAAATCTTTTACAGCATAATATGAAGCAGTAGGTAAATAATAATTATCAGTATAAATAGATGAGGTTTGAAATGCTCTAGTTGGGTATTGTGGTCTTACATTTAATCTAAATCTTTGTATACTTTCATTATAATACACCCCAGAATTATTTTCTAATGAAACATATACTTGGGGATTAGTTATTATAGTTTGAGTAGAGGAACCTGTATTCCATATAAAATCCTTCCATTTAAATTCTAAACATGGGGGATATATAGTATGAGTATCTCTAGAAAAATATTTTAGAGTTACTTGATTATTTTCATTATCAATAAACTCTTGAGAAGGATCTTGTCTAACTATAAAACCATAATTAGGCCAAACACTCCCAGTCCATTGTTGAACAATAGATTTAACATCAAAATTTAAATCTAAACTTGAATAATATGAAAAAGACTGAGAAGCTTGAGAACCTGTCCACCATACCCCACCTCCTGAAGAACTAGGATTAGTAGTTAAATTATATGAGCCTGTTGAATTTGCCCCAAACCCACTAGTTAACCAAGCATTACTTCCTGATTGAGTTCTCCATACCCAAGATACACCATTTTGGATCTCAGGATTATTTAAATAATGACCTGTTCCCATTTCCCAAGATTGAGATAGGGCATTTACTAATATTGTAGTAGTTTTGGTAAGTCCTTCAACATTAGCTACATATAATTTTAAATTAGAAGCCCATTGATTAGTTCCTATTAAAGAAGCACTCACATATGTGATTTCATCAGAATTAAATTGAACTAAAAAACGGGAAGCTTGAGGATATTCTCCATTTGTTTCTGTAATCCCTGTTTTAAAATTAGTAGATGCTTCTAGGATTTCGTCTATTCCTGTATTCATAGCAGGATAAGCCGAATATATTGTAGCATCTTGAGAAGGGAATATTTTATATACTGCCATTTTGTATTATTATAAAGATACTACTCTGCCTTGAATATCTGTATTTGGGTATTTTACTTCAAATATCATAGGGTCAAGTGAAGGATAAATTATGTTACTGGTTGTTGCTGATAATATATCATAAGCATATTGACTGTATCCTAAACTTGTGCCTACTTTATTTGTTATTGTTATGTTTTTAACTGTTTGTACTCCTTCAATTCTATCTAATAAGATATAAATATCTCTAAGGATTATAGGTTGATTGATTTGCCACTTATCTATTGCAAAATAATTTTGTAAAGCAGTTATACATTTAGATAATATTTCGTTTGAGTTATAGTTAGGTAATACTATAATGTCAAAATTTACTTCAATATTAATAATAAAGGCATCTTTAACTCTAATAGAATCTCCAATTATTCTGTGTTGAGATAAATAAGTAGTTAAATTTTGCTTTAAAGTAGTAGTGGTAGTAGTTAAATTTTTATTTATATTATAAGTTAAAATACATAAATCTAATGTAGTAGGCATTTCACCTAATCCTATATTTTGTAACTTAGTAGGTTTAATAAAAGCTTTAGCTATATTACCATATTTAGAGGGCATAGATAAAGCTCTAACTAAATAATCATTAGCTGTTATATTTCTTAATTGGGTAGAAAAATTAGCTATAGCATTTTGTCTAATATCTTCAATAGTATCCCCATCATTTCCCCCATCAGCTGCTTCAGGGTTATTAATTTCTAATGAAGCAAATATGTTATTAGCTGTTGATGTAACTAAATTTGCAACTTTAAATACTGGATTACCTGAAAAATTACTAATAGAATTAGCAAAAACATTTGCTGTTACCCCACCTCCTGTTAAGTATCTAACTGTTAAAGTTGTATTTGAAGGGGCTATACCATATGTTTTAGTAAACATAAAATTTGTAGGATCATAAGCTGTATTAAGCTTATTTCTTTCAAATACTAATCCTAATCCTATATTATCAGAATTTGGGGTAATTTCTTCATCATTATCATTAATATTCCCTGCTCCAAATTGTAGTTGCAATGTAGTTTCATTTAAAACCCTTGTAACAAATCTTCTTTGAACTTTTTTAAGTTTTAATATATATGGAACATCACCTGAATTATTAGAATTATTAGGGTCATTTGGATTAGTATTACGAATCGAATCGTATACATTTTCTTGGGCTAAATAATCTACTTCATACCATACATTACCATTACTATCAGTTATATCTAATATACCAATAATTCTATCAGCATTAATTTCTACTGTAGCAAATTCTGTAGGAGAACCAAAAGAAAAAGTAGTAGTATTAATAGTAGATGATATAGCTTTTCTAGACTTTTTTAGTAAAAATAAAGTAGGAGAATTTCCTGTAATTTGATATACTGATACTTCTGTAGGATCTGAAGAACTAGATACACAAAAATCTATGTCATCTTGAACTAAAAAACTTATAGGTGAAACTAAATTAGTAGAAACTATTGAGTTTTGTGGTATATATAAGGCATAATCATAGTCTGGGACTTGTTCTCCCCCTAAGGTTTTAGCAGGAACTTGTTGGTAAAAATCAATTGTAACAGTAGCTACACCGGTTACATTTGGTTTATACCCAAACATGTAAGCTAATTGATATAAATTGTTAGATTGTTTTGCAAATTGTAAATAATTTTCTTGAACTTGATTATCAATATAAAATGATAAAATATCACCTACATATGAAGCCATTTCTATAAACATCATCCCAGGGGAAGATGGAGAAAAATCGTTATATGTTGTAGGAAAATAAGTACGAGCATAATTAATTAAATTAGCTTTTAATTCATTAAAATCCTTATTTATATAAGTTATGTTTTTACTAGTAGCCATTATGTAAATTCAAGTTGAATAGTATCTACTACACTAGTATTTATAACATTATATGTTAGATTAACTAATATAGAATTATAGTCATTATTAGGTAAAATTTGTAAATCTTGAACTAATACAGTAGGAAAAAATGATTTTATTTGAGACTCAATATTTTCTTTTAAAAAACTTATATTTCCACTTGTTATTTGCTCAAATATAAAAGCTCTTAATCCTGATCCAAAAGTAGGATTTAAATATCTTTCAGAAGGATTAGTAAGAAAAAAATTAATTAAATTATTTTTTGTTGCATCTTTACTAACATAGGTTGAATTAAATACACCAGGGGCATTAAATAATATAGATACACCTAGTGCTGTACTAGGTTTAAAATCTATAGGATTTATTATACGTGCCCCAAATGCCATTATTTACCTCCTTTCATTAGTCCCATTATCATATCTAATCCTACATTTCCTGAAGGTAAAGCAGAACCTTCACCTATAGTATCCATGCCTGGCCTTACTTGTAAAGTATTAGCCATAATAGAGGCATTATTAGAATTAAAAGATAAAGTATCTTGTCCTGGTGTAAAATCCCCCATTATAGCTTGCATCATAGCACGTTTGTCTATTTTAGGAGCAGAAGAAATAGTAGGAGTTTGGATTTGTTCTGTAACTATAGCTGCTTTAGGAGTACGAACTGCTTCGAGAAGAATATCTTTAAGTTCTTCTTGGATAGCTTCTCTTACAGCGTCTTTAATGATTTTTTTAAAGTCTTGGGTTTTCATAATTATAAATATTAAATTAGTAAGCTTTTAAATCATCTCTGTCAATAATAAATTTAAGTTCATCAATTAATGTTTGAGGATTAGTAGTAAAGGATAAAGGTGTTTCTATAAGTTTAATTCCACTTTGATTAATTCCTACTGCTTTTCTACGAGTAACAGTAGGGTTAAATGGTACTTCTTCAATTTCTATTATAAATCCTTGATATGAGGTTTGATTTAAAGTTTCTTCTGCTATTTCTTGTCTGTTGTTTATATTTTGTAAATCTTCTGAGATGGGAGTTAGTTCATCTTTTATATCATTTTCTATTAAACATTTAAGTAAAAAGATATCTAATATTCTTAATAATAAAATCGCGGTATTAATAGTGGCACTAATTACGGCTATTGGGGGAGCAATTGAATTTATAGCAGATTCTATTTTATCTATTTTTGGGGTTCCAGTTAAAGTATATTTTTGTTGTTCTGCTACTACATCAATTTCAGATAAAGCACTTTGAAGGCTAGCAGGTAGTCTTAAAGGAGGAACAAATAATGATAATGATTTTCCTACTATCAAAATACTTAATTTAATTCCTCTTAAAATTTTTAATATAGATTTAGATATTCTTAAACCAATAGAAGCAATTGTTAAAGCAATT